CGGATGAATTTCTGACAGCAGTTGAAAAGGGCGAGAAGTTCCGTCTGCGTTTTCCAGTTGATGCTCCGCCTAGTGACGCAGACAAATGGGTTGACGCAAAAGAATTGTGGATGAAGATGATCAGTAACGCTTGGCTCAGAGCGGAGCCGGGTCTACTTTTCTGGGATAAGATCAAAAAATATAACGCTGTAGATTGCTATCATGAGGAAGGTTTTGATACAGTTAGCACTAACCCTTGTAGCGAAATTACATTGTCAAAATTCGACTCTTGTCGCTTAATGGCAATGAATTTATACAGTTATGTTGTTGATCCATTCACAAATGGTTCCTATTTTGATTATGATTTGTTCGAACAGCATAGCGAGATCATCCAGCGTCTGATGGATGACATGATTGACCTTGAAGAAGAAAAAATTCTTCAAATTATTGCCAAGATTAAAAAAGACCCAGAAGAAAAGGGTATCAAAACTAGAGAATTAGAGCTTTGGCAAAACATTCATGATCGCTGTACCAAAGGTCGCAGGACTGGAACTGGTGTAACAGCTATGGGTGACACTCTGGCTGCATTAGGACTAAAGTACGGTAGTGAAGAGTCTATTATTGAAGTAAATAAGATCATGAAAACTTTATGTTTAGCTTCCTTCAGAAGCAGCATGGAGATGGCCAAAGATATTGGAACATTCCCAATCTGGAATTGGGAAAAGGAGAAAGACTCTGAATTCCTTGCTATGATCAAAGAAAATGATCCTAAACTGTATAAAGAAATTTCTGTTCATGGTCGCAGAAATATTGCAAATTTAACTATTGCTCCTACAGGAACAGTTAGTATTCTGACCCAAACTACAAGTGGTGTAGAGCCGTTATTTATGCTATTCCCTTACACTCGTAGGAAGAAGATTAATCCTACAGATAAAAATGCTAAGGTAGATTTTGTAGACCAAAACGGTGACTCTTGGCAAGAGTTTACCGTGTACCATCCAAAGGTTCAAAAGTGGATGGAGATTACTGGCGAAAAAGACCTAACCAAATCACCTTGGCATGGTTGCTGTGCAGAAGAAATTAATTGGGTGGATGCTGTTAGGCTACAAGCAGCAGCTCAAAAGTATATTGATCATGCTATTTCAAAAACTGTAAATCTTCCAGCAGATGTAACAGTTGAAGAGGTAGCCAAGATTTACGAAGCAGCTTGGAAGTATGGTGTAAAGGGTTGTACGATTTATAGATCGGGCTGTCGAACGGGAGTATTAGTAGACAAAACTAAGGAAGAAAAATCAAAAAATAAGATTCAAAAGAATGATTCTCCCAAAAGACCAACTTCTATAGATGCAGAAGTCCATCTTAGTAAGGTAAAAGGCGATGACTATTATGTAGTCGTTGGTTTGCTCGAAGGCGATCCATACGAAGTATTTGCTGGTACCAATTCCAGTGAAGGCAAGTATATTATTAAAAAGGGCACTAGCACTGGTAAACTAAAAAAGAAAGCCAGAGGGCAATATGTTCTAGCAGCTGGAGAGGAAACTTACACACTTACCAATATTCACAATCATGAAAATGGTGATAGTCTGTGTCGTATGCTCAGTACAGCATTAAGACATGGTGCTGATATCAATTTTGTTGTTCACCAACTTGAAAAGACTGAGGGAGATCTATCTAGTCTTAGCAAGGTTTTGGCAAGAAGCTTAAAGAAGTATATCAAGGATGGGTCTGCAGTTTCTGGTGAAAACTGTGGTCAGTGCGAGACTGGCAAACTTGAAAGACAAGATGGTTGTGTAATTTGTAAGTCCTGCGGCTGGACTAAATGCGGCTAATTTTCTTGCAAAATTAAAAGAGGTTCGCCATAATTAAAACATGGCGAACCTCTTTCTCATTTCAGACACACATTTTGGTCATGCTAAATTCTTAACTTTTGTTAAGGATGATGGTTCGTTGATTAGAGAATTCTCTTCTGTGGAAGAGATGGACGAAACCATGGTCGCCAACTGGAACAAAGTAGTAAATAAAAATGACCAAGTTTATCATTTAGGTGATGTATCTATAGCACGAAAAGACCTTAAAATTCTCGAGCGTCTTAATGGTAAAAAAGTCCTTATTAGGGGCAACCATGATATTTTCAAAATAACTGATTATTTACCATATTTCAAAGATATTAGGGGAAGTCATAGGTTAGACAAAAATTTTATATTATCCCATTATCCGTTACATACCTCCACTATTCCAGACAACATTTTTAATTTTCATGGGCATATCCACTACAGAAAAGTTATGTTAGATGACAGAAATATCGACCCAAAATTTTATAATTTATGTGTAGAGCATCATAATTATTCTCCAATTCCTTTTGAAATTGCGAAAAAAAATGCCTTAGAACAGGTATAATTACTTGAGGAAACCATAAATAGAAATGTATGTTTGAAAAAATAATATCATTTAGAAATTATCTGCTTACTGAAGATAATAAAGTACTGAAGCAAACGGCATCCGATATAGCTGATCGATTAAGCAGCATGTTGGATTTGACAAGCAAAGGTATTTTGGAGATAGAAAGCGATTGTGAAGATTTATTTTCTTTGATACAAACCATGGTGCATGGTAATTGGCTAAAACAACAGCAATTATATTTAGTGCCCTTGCAAACTGTGGCGTATAATATAAAGTTGATTATTGATGGCGACAAGGAAGCACAAAGCCAAGACATTGCAGCGATTATAAAAGGATGTTTAGATTTGATAAATAATCAAATTTTAAATAAGATTCAAGGTCCAGTAAATAATTTAGGAACTGAAGATAAAGCTGTGGATTCGGAAAATCTAGGTTCTGATCAGGCTGATAAATCAAAGGTAGGAGGCACTAATTTTGATAATCAATCGACAGCACCTACGACGGGTATCATGAGTTCTGAGCCACCTCTAGGCGAACCAACATGGGATTCAAGGCCAAACTCTTAATATGTGTGGACTATTTGGTTTTATTGGAGATAGCAACAATCCTGATTTAACCAAGGATTTGTCTACTCATCTTTTTGTAAAAACTCAAATTAGAGGAACAGACGCTAGTGGTTTTTATTGTGCCGAAGACTTTAAAAATAAAAATATCAATTATTTTAAAAAACCTGTTCAGGCAATCGAATTTATAAATCTACCAGAGTACAAATCTTTATGGGAAAACAACCTTAATCTAGGACTTTTCCATTGCAGAGCAGCTTCGAGTGGAGTGGGCATACCAGCATATAATCAAAATAATCATCCGTTTGTCAGTAAAGATCTTAAGAAAGCAGTCATACACAATGGTGTAATACCAAGAGATGAGTATGATTTTTTCAAACAATATTATGAAGTAGAAACGGAATGCGACAGTGAAATGTTTTTGAGAATACTTGAACAAAAAAATGACTTCATTAATAATGCCAGAAACTTTTTCAATTTTTCTAAAAATGCGCATTATGCTGTGGTGTTTGGAGAAACTGAAGACACTAACAGGACTTTGCATCTTTTCAGGAACGAACATAGACCTTTGGTAGTGATTGATTTAATTGACGAATTAAATCAAATATTTTTCTGCAGCACTATGCCGATATTTTTTGAAGCACTTGATTTGTTGAATAATAAAATAAAAAAATATAAGTTATACGAATTACCTGCCGACAATTATATGGTTATAAAATATAACGATAAACAAAAGTTTGACATAGAAGAATTTAAAATAAAATCTAAAGAAGATTTTACGGTTAAAAACAATTTAAAATTTCACAACATAGATTCTAATAATAGCGATTGGAAAAACAAAATATCATCGAATGATGAAGCTTTACATCAAGTAATCGGAAGACATTTAGATAGCATACTGGGGAATTGCCATTATTTAAATATGCAATTAAATGAGGGTAAGTCGTATAATCAATCGAAATACTCAGTAATATTCAATATTTTGAAAGATGCAAGTAAAAAAATGGACTTTTTAATTAAGCATCTGGATGAATGAAAAAGTCATCTGCCATTTCTAAAAGATAATCTAGAGCTACACCTGTCCACTCTCTGTATTTTATAGCGTATTTGAATTCTTTTTCGGGCATGTCTGCTGTGAGAATAAAACTTATCCATGGTTTTCTAGTACGTTTCCAGCACAACATGGGTTTTCTTCCAGCACGATTGGCATCTTCCATGGCTTGGGATAGAAAAGAATCTAATTCTTTGCTACCATCCATAAAAACACTTCCTATATCGATGCTATCGTAACCGCCTTTGCTTTCTATGGCGAATTTAAAACCTTTGGGAACAATCAGGTCGCCAGAGAAAATTTCCATAGCGTGTTTAGGAAGAGATGCTTGTGCCCAACGAGCACCAGATGAAACTGTGCGACTAAATGCTGACTTAAAACGAGCCGTTAAAACCTTAGTTAATTCAAGTTCAGTTCGATTACCTTTTCGTTTGCCGTTGACTTTTTTTTTCTTTTTATTTTTAGAAATATCTTCTATTTGAAAATCATCTAAATCATCAAAATTGTGCATACTTTGTTATAGTATGCACAATATAATTTAGACGAAGTCATTCAGATCATATATTTTGGAAGAAGGAGGAATAAACTCTTTAACGCTATTTGGTGTTAAAAACCAAAACCAGTTTTGTGGATTTTCAGGAGAGACAGCGTCCCCATACCCATCCGTCATAATCCAAACAGCATCTGGTTGGTGCTCTTTGTAATTTTGTTTAATATAAGTGTCAATTATCTTGAAGGAAGTGCCACCTCCGCCATGTATTTTTCTTGAAACGGCAGTAGTTAGTGTTACTTGGGTATCAAAGCACAGAAGTTCAACGTCAAAATATTTGGCTGGTAAAGACTCTGCTGCATTGAAAAATCTGTCCTTGAGATGCCAACAGGAACCGCTGGTGTCCAAGAAAAAAAGAACTTTGAGTCGGCCTTTTTCTATTTCGAAATCCTCTACTTCAAATTCTGTAGGTAGGAAAAAGCTTGTTTCCAAAAATATGAAACGTCTATGTTTACGTGCCCATTGATCTTGTTCCTTTGAAACGGAACGCATCATTTTCTGAGACCAATTGGTTACAGCGGTTTCCCACTTCCGTTTGACAGATTGTTTTTCTTTAGTAGCAATGTGCAGAGCGTTACCGGTAGAATTTCCTGCTTGGCTTTTAGGAGCGTGTTTATCATAAAACTTTTTGAGAGATTCTTTTTCTTCTTGAGTCAAATCTTCATTAAGTTTTTTGAAAAATTCTTTTTCTTCACCATCTAAAAAATCATGAGAATCTAAAAGTTTTGAACCTTTTCCATCATAATTCTCTGGAAAAATTCTGTTAAGTAGATTGAGGTAATATTCAGCAGTTTCATCTGTTGGTATGTCAAAATTGTTTACTTTTTTGTTTTTGAAAATAGTATCTACCCAACACAGTTCTTCCCAGTCGCTTATTTCCTCTCTGATAAAACCAAAACGATTAACCAGAGTATGATTTACTACCACATCCATAGCATAATTAGCTTTTAAATTATCTTTTGTATCTTTAAATCTTTTGCCATGCTGGAGAATAAGATGTAGAGACTCATGGCAAATTACAAATATTTTTTTATAAGTAGAAGAATTCTTCCAAAATTCAGGGTTGAATAAAAAGTTTATAAAATTACCGCTTTTGTCAAAAGTAACACAAGCGGTATCTATTTTATCAGAAAGATATGGTTTGCCCATTTCGCCAACCTTATAAAACAAGGAGTGATGATCAAGCAAGGCATAACAAATTTTTTTCCATTCATCGTCGCTAATTTCAACATTCATACCCGCAGAATCCTTCCAAAAATACCTGCTTGTTGGCATTTAGTAAACATTTTACCTATAGATTTATGTTCTTGAATCAAACATTCCAATATAGAAGGAGAGTAATTTTGTCTTGTAGTATTTTTAATGGATTGCAAGCAATGATTTATAATATTAGGCAGCAATTTCAATTCTGGACGAAGCAGAGTTGTAGCCCAGCTGAGCTTGGTGATATGTGCTAAAGCGAGCATACATGATAAAGCATCAGACTCATCCATTTCTTTAAAAACACTAGATTTTATGCTATTAAAATTTTTGTCTAATTCATCCGTGCTGAGACTTGTTATGTCAAAGAAGGTGCTAAAATTTATGGTTTTTGGCTTATCTGCATAGTGTGCTGGTGCAGGCGTTTCGGGAATAGAGTCTTTGACTAAAGTATTTTCGTCTGTGTTGACAAAACGATGAAGCATTTTGACAAGCTTTTCATCTTGTCCAGCTATAACGATCTCCCGCATAATATTCCATAGGTCTTTATTTGTTTCGGAAGCGGAAGTGACAAAACGGCACACTGTGGAATTGTCTGCCATGAGACAAGATATACGTTCTTTTGGCATCAAAGGAACGTAGAACTCCATAAAATCTGGAGTAGATAAAATATACTTTATGCTGGAAAAATAATTATTGTCATTGGCTAAAAAAGCTTTAGCTCCTACTTTGTCGTTTTTTGTAAATAATTTTTTTAATTTTGCTTCGATAGGTCCATTCTTTAAACCTTGTAACAGTTTGTTGATATTGGTAGAAACCGGCAAAATATCTTGCAAAGAACCACCAATAGAGAATTCATCCAAAGCATATTCTAACCGTCTAGGAGAGACTTTATTCTTCTCTTCTTCAGGTAGTTCTTCCCACCATTCGACTGCAGCTGTAGCAGTATCTGAACCATATTTTCCGGCGAACCAGTTAAGATTGGGTTTATATGGAATGTTTTGAATAATATGAAAACGGTCTTTTTGAGCCGGGTCTATTTTTTCTACATCATATACATCATCTTCTTCGGGATTTATAGCAGCCCATACACATTTAAGGTTTGGAAATACCAAACCGTTAATAGACTTGAATTGCATCAATTCCATAACAGCGTTTCTGACTTTTTTGACAGAACGATTGAATTCATCAAAAAATATAGCAACAACATTACCATTAGCCAAAGCCTTAGGTCGAACTAATTCTAAATAAGTTTGTCCTTCAGCATTAGTGGTTTTTTCGGGAACACCAACTAGATCTACCCAAGGATCGAGAGTACTGGCGCTAAAGTACAAATATGTATCGCCATGTTTGAGACCATTACGCTCAAAGCATGACTTAATCTGGGCCGTTTTACCTACACCATGTTTGCCTACAAACAAGACATTACGATTGTGCTGAAACCAAAAATCTAATTTGCTATCAGACAGCATGAAGCCTCCGTGCTCTGGGTGAGCTAAAGGTAAGCTAAAGAAAACTAAATTGCAAGTCTTTTAGGGGTAAATTTGAAGTTGGTATCGTGGTGAAAGGTAATTGTTGTCACCAATGTCAAGTTGGAACCAAATATCGTAAATTCCCACATCCATACAATCGGTATCTAAGTAATAATAGCCGTACATTTTTTCGCTGAATTGAACTGGCTGTTTGCAAGCAATCATTCTTAAATCTTGTTCTTGGGGTATACAAGCGCCACACTTTTGTTCGATGCTTACAAGCATATTTCCAAGAATTGCCAAGTTTTCGTAATATCTTTGCAAATCAGTTCCTTTAGGCACATTTGGTGTTACTTGGATAATAAGATACTGTTTGCTTCCCTTTCTAATTTGGCTAGGTCTGAAAACAAAGTTAAAGTCATAGACAACAGGGACTGGTGTACTGTACCAAAGATTTGGATAAATCTGCCAAAGGTTGGATACTTCACTAGTTCCGAGATTATCATTAACGTAATTAACAGTCCAAACATCAGTATAGCGTCCAATTACATAGACACCGTCTTCGGTATAAATATCGACATAGTAACGTCCAGTGCCGTCATTTACAACTTGGTCACCGGGAATGGTTTGAACAAGTAATCGAGAGCCAATCAGGGCTGGATCAGCATTCTGAGGTAATCTGAAAATGTTTACTTCTTTAATTTGGTAAACATCAGAAAATAAATTAGAGTTGTAAAAGTACAACCTTAAACGAACAGTTTCATTTAAGGTTGGGTTTTGATAGCGTTCTTTGACCTGCGACATGATTATCTCTTTCTGTTAGCTTTTCGCCTCTCCTTATCTATCTCTTCTTTTTCTGTATTTTTTTGTTTTACGAAGCGATCTATCATGAAACGCCTCTCATAGATAGAAAGGTTCATGCATTGATCCTTATACATGTGCAGGTGATATTGAAAAAAGAAAATCTCCTCCATGAGATTTTGCCATAAAATTAAGCTAGGGTCTTGTCCTTCTTCTTGCGCCGAGGGAAGAAAAAGGCTGCTTCCAAAGGGAGGTCCACCTCAAATTCTTCATTGCTTAGAGGGGAAATAATGGTAACCTTGGTATCTACGCCAAAAGGTGGTTCATTTACCAAATTCCTTAGATAGTTAAGGTCTTGGATAGGTAGATTCCTTAGAATAGCCTGAATTTCTGCTTTGTCGGTGATATCAGCAACGCTTTCAAGAAGTTGAGCACTACGGAAAATCAAAGTGTCATCGGTCGCAGAGTCGCCATAATTCTTAAGTCTTCGTTCACGATATTCTTGAATTTCATTTTCATCCTTACCAGTGCTCAACCTGTAAGTAAATGGAAGGTTGGACTTAGGCATGACATCTTCTAAATTAGGGCCATAATCTTGTGGGCACATATCTTTAGGCAATCCATCCAAATCGATAACAGTTGTGAACTTTCTATCGGTGTTAGGATCTTTTACTTCTACTTCATATTCGGTGCCATAAGAAATACCTCTGAGATAAATCAAAAGGAATGTTCTATCAGCACTCAATAGATTTTCTGGCTTGAAATTTTCTTTAATGCAACGACTAAAAATCATATTGATAGCTTGGCCCTTACGAACAAACCTAGGGGTTGCCAAAATTTGTTCCTCTTCGCCAGTCATGGGGCGAATATGAATTTTACCATCGACAGGTCCGTCAGTCCCATCATAAAATTTGCCAGCGGACGGCAAAACGATTTCTTCGTAAATATTCGACTGGCTACGCAGCTGATCCAAAATGGCATTCAATTGTGAATTGCTTGAGCCGAAAGATTGAGAATTAGATAGACTGGGTTGCTGTACATGTTGAGGAGCAGAAGGAACAAAGGGAGTTTCCGATTCTGATTTCTTTCCCTGCATTCTTGCAAGAAGTTCCGGCGGAATATTACCAGTAATTTGCAAACCTGCGGAATCAGTGCCTTCTGGCGATTGTGGTCTAAATGGCTCAGTCATTCTATTGCTCTCCTAAATAATGATTATAATAATAGAGTATGGTAAAAAATCTTTCTATAAAAGAAGTAGAAGATTTTGTTTTTTCTAATAAAATTATACAATTAAAATTAGAAAAATACAAATTTCTATTTCAAACTTATAACATGGCATTAAGTGTGCCATTCTTACAGCATTTGAAAACAAGAACAGTTTTAGAATTTATTGATTTATTAGACCAAGAAGATATAAAAATCATATCAGATATATTGAAAAAAGAAATTCAAATAACTAAACCTAAATTTAGCAAGGTAAAAAATTTTGGTTGTTATATAGAAAATCTTGAATTTTTACTTGACGATGTCTCTAATTATACAGAGGTATGTTTGTCAAGAAAAGGTAATAATATAAAGGTGCTTTTATGGCGTTAGGCATGGTATTGTTAATGTTACTTGGTGGTGTAGGCATGTGTGCCATCATCGTAGAAGGTGAAATATTTGTACCAGTCAAAAATTTCCTAAAGAAATTTATGCCTGAATTTTTTATGAAAATGTTAAACTGCCACCAGTGTTGTGGATTCTGGAGTGGACTTTTGTTAAGTCTTTTTTTCATTCATCCATGGCATGAAACCAGCGTTTTGAACAATTTTTATAATTTTGGTTTGAATTTCGCTAGTGCATGTGCAGTGTCACTGCTTAGTGTATTTTGGGCTACAATCATGGTTTTTATAGAAAGCAAAACTACTATAAATGGATAATTCTTGTTTTTGGTGTCAAAATTGCCAAAGAAAGTTCTTTGTATCTTCAGAGTATTTGCTCACTCTTCCAAGAAGTCCGCTTATGAAAAAGCCTCCTTTTTTGGATCATGAGAAGACGATGGATAAAAGAAGTGAATTGAAAATGGAAAATCGAAAAAAGATGGTTAAGTGTGCAGTTTGTGGTCATGTTATGAAAGAGGTGGAAAATGGCGGAAGTAAAAGTCCCGATATCAGTTCTTGATGTTAAAAATGCTTTAAAAGACGAAAACTTCAGGAAAAGTTTGCCTGAAAGTTTAAATGAAGATGTTCAAAAGTTTTTGGGTAATCCAAATTGTTCTTGTAATTTGAAGATTTATCAAAAACTTATGGCAGAAGCCAAAGAACAGCTTGTATCATATTTTCCTGATAAGTTTGTGCCTAGTGCTGAACAAATGGCACCTAATAATCCATTAGCGGCAACCGATGTGCGAAAGCTTGCTCAAAATCGATTCAGCGTGATAAACTGCACGGTTTTTGAATTAGAAGAAACCATGCAAAAGTTGCCTCCGGGTAGGAAGCAAATCACTATGACTCGTTGGGAAGATCAGGTTACAGTTCTTATCAATGAATTAGAAGTTGCCTTTTGATACAATCTGAGTAGCCGAAATTAAGCGTTCTATTTGTGATAATTTTTCTTTAGGATATTCATCATACTTTTTTAACCAGACAGGGTCATCGTCATAGATGTCCCTGTCTTTGCCTTTTATAACAGCATTCTCATACGCTTGCTTTGCAAGGCCATTTTTATTCTGAGTAAGCAACATATCTCCCAGCAAACACCAAGCTTCAGCATAAGTCGGATGTTTGTGAAGCAAATTGGTCAATTTTGCTTGTGCTTCCTTATATCTCTTTAATATGAAAAAACATACTATAGAAATATAATAATCTAGCATATTATAACTTCCATGTTCAAATATGTGTTTCTCGGATTCAAGAACAAATTCTTCATATTTTTTTTGTAAGTATAAATTTTTAAGATTTTCTTCTTTTATAAGGGGATAAACAAAAGGTTTGTTTTTCAATATAATGAGCGGACTCTTATTCTCACTTTTAAAATTATAAATTCTATTCTCTTTAATCATCCATTCACCGTCCGAAATACAACTAAAATTGCACTTCTCAAGACTTTCCATGCCTTTTATCGCCTCTCCATCTTCAAGAACTATGTATTTTGCATTTTCAATGTTTAATTCAGAAATATTTTCATATTCAAATACCTGACGAAACCTCTTCTGAATGGCTGTTCTCCACTCAGATGTACAATTTTTTTTAATTGTTATATATACTTTCATAAAAAAATTCTGGCTATTTGATATATTATTTTATGTCCTCAGAATATTTAAACAACAAAAGCTTTGAATCTATTATTATAAGGTTTCAACATGCCAAGAAACAACAAATAAAGTTTCAAATCCTCATGGAAGATATTAATCATCAAAGGCAGAAAGCCAGTAAAAAAAACAGTGTTGCCATACCTTTGGTATTAGGAGCACAAGATCTTGAAAAAGCCGGGAACGACCTGACTGCATCCCAAAAGATACTTGCAGATGCTTTTTATACTCTATCGAAAAACATTGTTAGGTATGCAAAGTTTAGCAATATAGATGAAGATGATGCTGTTCAAGAAGGTGTTCTTATATGTTTTGAACGTGTAGAAAAGTTTGATCCTAGCAAGGGTAAAGCTTTTAATTACATGACAACATGTATACTAAATCACTTTAGGCAATTATGGCGAACTGCAAAAAACTATACTGAATTGAAAAAGAAATATAGCAAGATTTTTGCGCTTAAGAACGGTATGACCCTGCAGGGCAGAAAGAAAGAAAGAAAAAAGAGTCACTAATAGTTATAATGGTTATTATGAGAAATAATTTTGTAGAGATATTAGAGCGTCAAGAAATACTTGATATTCTGGAAAAAAGCGGTTTAGGTGTACAAATAGAAGCACTTTTGCTTAATGAAAATAAAGTATATACTAAAAAAGGCCGTTTAAACAAAAGTGGAGCTTGCAGAGTTTTAGGTCTTAAGCCTAAACAATTAGATGAATTTCTATGCAAATGCAGACACATGATTAAAGCAGAACAAATTTTAGATTAAGAGGAAGCAGTTCCTCCGAAAGTAATATATGCTCTATCGTATCTTAACGCAAGGTCAATAGTGGATATTGCGCTGTCTTGATAATCTAACTCGCCAAAATTTATGTCTTGTGGCCAAGCATTTTCGAATCGCCATTGCTCAAGCCAATTGCCACCACCATCATACATGGTCAGGAATGCCGTTTTTTTGAGCCCCTGAGCCGCAAAACCATACTTAGCCTGTTCTGGCCAATAGAACTCTCTAATCCACCTATAAATCGAATTATCAGAAAGCCTGCAATTGCCTTTGCCGATATTGATGCCACCCGTGTCATAAAGAGTTAAGGAAATAGGCTTCCATTCAGATTTTCCCGGCATATAAATTGTTTCGCTCTGATGTTCCAGCTGTATTTCTTTAAAACTTAGATTTGGCCTTTGCGCTTTTGATGGAGGTTTAGCGTCAAGTGTTGCCCCTTCAGGAACTCTTATAATATTGTCTAAACTAAATAACCAACGGAAATTCCGTTTAAAAACCAAATCCGAATTCCACATTCCCATTTTAATTGCTTGTGGCATAATAAACCTCTTATATGTTTATATAAGAAAAAAGCCCTCGAAATTTACTTCGAGGGCTTTTTTTAATTTCAAAAAATTGCAGATTAGACTGAGCAACCTCTGTAGCAGGGGTTTGGCTGCTGATCGCCGCAGATGTTTCTCCACTTGGCAAAGGTGTAACGAAGAGTCAATTCAATATTACACTCATCAGATGCACTGTAATCCAAGTCGCCAAAGTTAACACTCTGGGGCCAGCATGTGTAAAGTGTCCATTGCTCAAGAGGAACGCCACCACCATCATACATGTATAGAACACCAGTGCCACCATAACCACCGGCACCGTTGCCGTAGCTGGACATTCTTGGGTTAAGCCAGCTACCAGCTTGATTATTAGCAGCAGTTGGTTGGCCGAGGAAGTCATAAACTGAACCAATCCAGTTGTAAAGGTTAAGAATTGTGTCGCTCTTGACAGGTGTGATGTCATAGTAAGTAACAGTGACGGTTTCAAATGTCGCCTTACCGGGAATAAACATCTTGCCTTGCAAGAAATTGATTTCAGTTTCATCAAAACTGACGTTTGGTCTTGCTGCAAGCTTAACATAACTAGAAGGGATATTTCCTAGATTGTTACCGCCTGCACAGACATCTTGTACTTCAAATGTCCAACGAAACTTCCTCTTGAAGATGATATTGTTTGAGGTTCCGATTGGACCGATACCCATTAGTTGTGCCATAATTATCTCCTTTGATTAAAATTAACCTAACTATAGTTTCTTATTAACCGTTAGCGGTTAGTGCTCCAGTGCGATATAGAGTAAATTCGATGTAAATGAATTCTACTGCTCTGGTTGGCACAATACCAATCTGGGCTCTTAATTCATTTCTATCAATAACATCGGGTGTGTTGAGAGTTTCATCTGCCACAACTTTATACGCTGTAATGCCTTGATTAACTTGAACATTGTTCAAGACACCTTCGCACAACAAGGCGAACTGCTGACGAAGCGATTCGGTGTGTGGTTGGAACAGCAATCCTCTGCAACCTTGACGGATTTCTTTCTCAACATAGAACAACATGCGACGGACATTGATTCTGTCCAAAGCAGAAGGTAGTCTCTGTAGTGTCTTTTGACCCCAGATAACAAAGTCTGCCACATTCGCATAAGTTACAATCGGGTTGATTGCATTGCCATTGCCATACATGGCGTCTTTTTCGGCCAAAGTAGGCTTAGCAGCAACACCAATGCAACCGGGTACAACACCACGTAGTAAGCCTGCGGGAGCAAACCATGGGAAGCTTTGATTGTCGCTACGAATAATAGCGGCAACAACGCCAACACTAGGTGGTACTAATACATCAACTAGATTGTAGTTGTCATAAATGTTAATCCAAGGCCAGTAGAGAGCAGCAAAATCAGAATCAAATCTCTGATTGTTAAGTTGGCTCTGACCATTCTGCCACTGAATAACATCAGTAGGTGATAATCCAAAAGGAGGATCAATAATAGCCAAGCAATCCTGACGGTACTGCTCACACATATCAATCATAGCCTCAATTACAGCGGTGCTGGATGCACCGGGTACTGCAACTAAGTTGATGTCAATTTGCTCAGGATCGCTTAGTGCATAAATGCCGCTTAAGTTGACAGGGCTGCCAATCAAAATCTCATCAATTGCAGCAGCATCTCCTGCTGGATAACCGTCAGAACCGCCAACTAAGCGAAGCTGATTAATAGCAGCAGTTGTCATAGGAGAACTAGCAGGTGGTGCTAAAGTTGCATCATTATCCAAAATACGAATGTAGTTACTTCTGTCATTAATGTATGTTTGGACATAATAAGGTGAATCAGGGTTCTTTGTTAGATTGCCCCAGCTCTCAACTTGACTTGAGAAGCCAGTGTTACTATTATAAATGAAAACATCAAGTGTAAATGTAGAGCCCTGAGTATAGTTGGTACAAGTAACGAAGGTGTCATTACCTTCAATGCCGGGGCTGTCTGCAAATACCTGAAAAGTGTAGTAAGAAGTATCAGCAGGATCAGTGTTAGGCACGCCAATCCAGAATGCATTGGCGGATTCTGCGTTTGTATTGTCAGCAACACCAGTTAAGGTTAAGCCTGTAGATCCAGTCAAGTTCATATCGAATATGGCTGCAAGTGTTCCGCCTCTGACATTAATCTTGGCACTACGGCCATAAAGACCACCACTTTCGGTTGTGTCAGCGGTTAGAGTAGTCACACCAATAGTGCTATTCACATTTGCAACGAATTGATAACAAGGTGGGGAAGAAACTGGGATATTATTGACACTAGGTGTTAAAGTAATTAAAGCTGTATTCAAATCTGCAACAAGATCGGCGCTAGAAGTATAATTCATTCCGCTTAACACGACGGAAAAATCATATAGTCTGAAAACGTTATCAACAGCAACGCTACCAGAGCCATCAACTACAACTTGTAGTGTGTACTTGCCTGTGGGGAAGTCCCAAATACCAGCAGTGCCGTGAGAAGCGTCAATAGGATAGTTTGGAGCAAGACCACTCTTCAGAGGAGCAGTACTACCAGTTGATAAACCTAGAGTGTTATTTACGTTCTGGAAAACACCCGGGCTAATGGTATTTGTAGAAACCGCACCACCAACAAGGTTGTTGATAACAGAAATAACTTCCATGGAATTCTGAGGTCCATAAGACCATACTGTCGAAAGACCAAGAGCTACCTTAGAAGCAGTTGTGTAGGTGAAAAATTCGATACCATCTATCGCTGGATTAAGCTGGGCGTTCAAAATGGCAACAATCTGTTCAATAGTATAAGACGCAATTGCCTGTCCTTCATCGCCAACAGACCAAGGTAGACGCAAAGATTTGCTGCTTAAAACGCCGTTTAAAGCCCACTTGAAGTATTTGTCAGTGTTATTGCTTAAAGTGACCATATCTTTGTAAAAACGGACAACATCAGTAGGATTAAAAAGTGCACCATGAACCTTTAATAGTTGTCCAGCGGAAGGTACTTCTGTATTGGCTGTCAAAGCGTAGTACTGACTGTTCGGATCGGTATCAGCGACACGAACAATATAAACGCTATTAGTTTGGCTCAAACAAAGTTTTGCCGCATAAATCAAATAAGGCGGGTAATCAAGACCAAGATGAGGTACGCCAAAAACCGTCATAAGCTCAGTTTGAGATGCGACCAAGGTAGGAGTATTGATAGGTCCCTTACTGCAGTATCCTACCAAACCTACAGAGTTTGTTGACTGAGAAATGCTCAAAACAGTCAAATCAGTTTCAGTGAAGCGCACTGATGGGCTGATTGTATTAGAGGGTGGAAAAGACTGTAAAAGTGCCATATTTATACTCCTATAATGTTAATCGTTCAATACTCTTTGCTTTATATAACCAGACCTCTCTGCATCATCTATATATTGAGTATGTAAATTATCTTCAATTAATATTTTATTTTTTCCTTTGCCGATACCGGGTAGATTGACGACCGAATATGAATTGGTTGTTCTTTTTGATTTAACAATCAATTGCACAGGAGATCTCTTCAAATTCGTTATTTCAATCATTGTACCCCTTCTACCGACTCTTCTAGCCTCTTAATTACTTCCGAAATTTCGGATTCATTAAGAGAATTTACAAAGTCCACTTTAGTATTGAGAACAGCTTTGTTCCTCGTAATTGGCTGGTTAACATACGTTTCAGCCGTAATACCAAATTGAAACTTTATAACTCTTAGAGCCGCATCTCCCGGTTCTGTTTCTAAATTGTTAGCTATGCTATCCAACTTGACACAAACTTCCCAAAGAACGCCTCTAACCTTTATATATGCAACAGGACTAAATTTAGTCAGTATTTGTTCCAGTATTTGATTCATATCTTCAAGTTGCAATGTCCATGCATACATTGTATAGCCAATATTAATAGGAATACCTCTGGCTAATCCAAATACTGTGTCTCTTTCAAAACGCTCAGATTCAACAAAAGTAGGCTTATTTTGATTGTCCTTCAAAAAAGTTATAGCCTTGTGATAAGTGTATCTGTTAGCATCAACACTATAATCAGTACTACTAATTGCTAACATTGGTAATCTAATTCTGTCTACCACCAAGGTTAAATCTTTTCTCACATTTTGCTGAACTATTGCTGCAACTGCTCTTTCTTGAGTTGCCCAAATAATTGGAACTTGATGTGCTTTGCCATCATCATCTAATACTACTAAATTTCTAAACAAATCCATAATTGCTTCATCACAGCTGCGGATGGAACGAGCATAACGGTAAACAACATTTCTGTTAGGAGGATTTAAATTATTTACAATTTGACCTGTTTGCATCGGGTCAGAATTGTTTTCGCTCCCAAGCATATATTTCTTGTCAAGAAAATCATCAAACCAATCTGAGGGTGCCCCCATATTGTTTAATTGGTTATTTTGATTATCAGGAGGCTGATCACAAAATCCCGGTGGCGGATCAATATTTTCTGAACGCCACATAGGTGACTGCTCTTGGCAGTTATTCAGTGTAGGATCATAAGAATTTGGATTTGGACCTATAGGTTGCATAGTATAATTTAGTTATCATCGAGAATACAAAAAATGAAAATACTATACCGCTCAATTTTTCAAGAAAATTATCTAAGACCTGTTGCAATACCACAAGAAGGATGGGCAGGAAGCCAAAATGAATTTAAAAATAAAAATATAGTTCAACCATTTATGTGTAAACCCTTTTTATCAGCAGCAACTTATGGATATGAAATTTTATATCCATATAAAACTAAATTAGAAGTTACAAACAATGGGAAAGAGTTGGAATTCAAAGCTGAAGATAACTGGAAAGAAGATGAAATTTATTTGAAAAAATTAAAAGGCACTCCAGCAGGACAAATAGCTCCAAATTTTTTTGGACTTAATATTGGTCATGACATAGAAGTTTCAAATTCGCAATTGCTAAGAATAAACACACATCCAGCTTATTACACCGGAACTACAAATATATGCGCTGTGCCGGGACATTTGGAAACAGCATGGTGGTCTTCTCTGTTATTCATAGTTTTCAAAGCACCATTGCCAAATCAGTCTGTAATTTTTACTCACAATTCTCCAATTGGTGTTTTTTATCCCCTAAACCAACAGAAGAAAATTGAATTGAGTCGAATGAACAAAAATAAAGCAGACAAAAGAGCACGCATGGCAAGCGGTCTACACAGTAAGAGAGAAAATATCAGTGAGAATTACAAAGATGCAAAAGATAATCAATTCGATAATTTATATAAAATAATTTCGTCATGCAAAAATACTATGGATGCTCAAGATTTTGAAAAATTCATGAATAAGATAAGCAATTCATTGGGTGACATTAAGAAATGTCCATTTGCACTTATAAAAAAAGGGCCACCAAATGGTGACCCTTCTGAGATCCAAAATAACAAAAATTAACCCATAGCAAAACCGCCGAAGCCTAAAGCGCCGGGTCCAGTAGTGCCGGGAGTAGAACCGCCAGCCATATTGCCACCCATGTCACCAGAACCGCTGCCATTGCTGGGGAACATATTGCCACCACCAGCAGCATCCCCAAACGTGCCACCGTAGGCAGTTTCAGTACCGGGAGGAATTTCATCAGGTGAAGTAGGAATTTCATTGCTAGCAACGCTTTGATCACTCTCACCTTCATTGTCGTCAGGTGGTTGTTTGCCAGTCAATCTAGCTAAGTTATTTTTAATTGCGTTTAACTGTGGCAATAAATCTTCTTCAACAATTTGTTGCTTTTCTTCATCACCATCTACTTTTTGTTTTGTTACGAAATTGATAATATCCTGAACCATAGGATAAATCTCTTCAATTGTCATACCTTCAGGAGGTGCAGTCTGATTTCTATCAGGGGCCTTGCCTTCCTCAGGAGCAGTAGCCCCTTCATCACCCATATCACCAGTGGGCATATTCATACCACTCATATCCATGCCGCCAGCAGCAGGGTCAGCAGGAGTCATCATGCCACCGGGAGGAGCAGCACCCATGCCCATATTTGGCGGAGCCATGGTATTTGTGCCGTCTTGTTCATTCATCTTTTTTTTCTTTAGTAAATCATAAAATTCAAAGAAACTTTTCATACTATCTCCTTTATAGAACTTTATATGCAGGCAAGTCGCCTACGGGTTGTATTACTGATTCGTAGTTTACGGCTTGTCCGCCATTCAATGAATTGCCAGAAACAGCGTCTTCTTGGAATCTTTGACACAAACATTGAAGTCTAACTACTTGATACATTTTCATTTCAGAGGTTTTTCTTTCTACAATTACCCAGTTCTCCCTTAGAAAAGGGGTGAAAAACCTAGAGCCAATTTTTGGCACATGCCCCAAGGTGTTTATAACTGACAAATAGTTGAATTCAAACAACATATCGTCTGGAGAATCTATGCCAAAAGGCGATTGGAAATTTTGACTTGGAACAGGTTCGTAGTAACAGTATAAGCACACAGGTGTAGGACTGTAAATCTTAGTCCGGCTTTCAAGATACAAAGGGTCTATAGTATTCATGTTTACGAATAATTCGTAATAATAAATTGGACTCCCACCCTGTTTGATTGCAGCTTGGTCCCATTCGTTAAACAGAGCATGCTCTGGTAAGCCATCATCAAATTGTTGAAGACTTCCAGTTGGTGCATAAGGTCTGCCATTAGCTGCATATACCGTCATATGTGCCCAACCTTTCTGAAATTGTCAAGAATGTCCTCGCAATCTTTCGTCAAATCAAGGTAAATAGGATCGCCCTCAGCATCTTTGCCGAGGAACAAAGCTGACCTAACTGCAGCCGGATCGTTGCTCGAATTGATTATGGCTCGATAACGTTCTTGAAAATCTAAAAAGTCTCTTTCAATTTGATAATTTATATCTGTAACAGGATAATCTATATCAAAAACAGCACTGCCAACTTCTGTTGGAGATAATGCTCCCTTGGCAGTAGTTGGCTTTCCTTTCATCTGTTGATTTGTTGTAATATCAGCGCAAAAGTTTAATAAATTCATAGCCTCAGGGCTATTGGAAACAAAAGGTATAGATTTGTATTGTTCAACAATCGGTCCCATTTTTTGGTCAGGACCTCTAGATGCTATAGCCATAAGACATGCAGGAACAACTGTTGATGCAACCAATAATCTCGCATCAGCACTAGGTTGAGATTCATTTAATTGGTTTGCAACGAATTGTTTAAAGTTGTCACTGCTAACTAAGCCTGTTAATGCACCCTTTTCAGCAAATTTGAATTTATCAAATGCAGTTTTATCAAGACCTTGAGAATTACTGCCCGAAGGAACTGTATTGATATATTTGCCTAGCAAAGAAAGAATGGAATATTTCTTCATATCTCCAAAGTCTTTCCAAGGTATTTTGCCGCTGCCTCTCTCTGCTTGATTTTGTACTTTATCGTAAACTTTTTCTGCTTCGTTTATGTACTTAGTTGATTTGGCTGATTGATAGGCTCTTAAACAATCATCTAATTTATTTAATAAATTACCTCTAAGCTGATTCATTTCAGCATTTTCATCATCGTCAAACTGGCCCGCATCGATAGCATCATCTACATTAGAACCAGTAGAGGCTTCTGCGCCTCCAGTTGAATCGGCATCTGAGCCAACGCCAGCGCCGCCTTTGCCTTTAAGGCCTTTTTCCATGTTCCAAACCGCCTTGTTTATGACGAGCCAGTTCAATAGTTCAGGAACATTGTTTATTTGGTATTGAGAATGTTTTTGCCCTTTTTTTGTTACATTTGCTTTGGCAATCATATCATCAAGAGTGGCAAATTGGTCATATGGCATACTTTGCAATGACCTAGCAATATTTTTCTCTATTACGTCCGAATTTCCGACATCGCCTTGACTCAAAATGTATAAAGGTCTGGCAAATGGAAATTTAGTGCCCAAACTTTCTCCTGTTTGGTCGTTCAAAACAGTTTGCAAATCTGTTTTTTGCTGTGGAGTCATATAATCTGGATGTGACTGTGCATGTGCCAACATTTTATGAATTAATGGATCAATGTACTTCTTCTTATACAGCATTATGGTTTGGCCAGCAGCGAAATGAAAATCTTTATTGAAGCGTTCTATCGCCTCATTAAAGAACCAGTCTGCAAAACTAAACTCAACTAATAGTTTAAACATTTTCCAAGTTAATTGTTAGAGTAATAGCTACCGTTCCGCCAGCAGGAGGAATTGTAAAAGGAGCATTCGTAAATCTTTCAAGCCAGAGAAGATTGTTATTGGAATCAGTCACATAATAACCATACAACAACGTAGCAGTTGAATTAGATGTGAATGTGAAGGTCTGCTCACTATAACCCGCTTCAGCATAGTCAGCACCTACAGGTGTCGCTATAAGCCAGCTTGCATTCGTTACAGTAATCATGCTGTAACCATAAGTGGTCGCAGGAGGCGTTAAATCTCCCAAAGTAGTAAACGCTGTTGGCGTAGTATTACTCTGATATAGACCTAGAAGCAAATTTGCTGTCTGGTTTTGATTCAACATTTTCTGTAAAAGGCTAACTTCCCCAACATTTGGTACTACAAGAGCCATCATACCTCCAAATAGTATAACTATATATATTAATAGAATGGTAATTAAAAATAAAAATGGTTCCGAATATAAGGTCAGGCAACCAAACCCTATCATGAAAAATCAAGAAGTCTGGAATGATTTTGTTTTGCACAACATGGACTTCGATGGCAACGTCGTAGAAAATGCCGAACAAAAAAGCAAAAACAACAAGAAAAAACTTGTTTTAGGTTCTGAAAAAACCATAAAAACAAACGATATTCCAGTAGTTTTGCCTCCTGTAAAAAAGATAGAACAAGACGACGGTTTCATAATCCCAGATTTCAGCAAACCCGAAAATGAACCTGAACCTACACCACAACCAAAAGATGAGGTTTTAAGACCAAAATCAATTAACCAAAAATTATTAAATTACAAAAAAGATGTTATGTATTGCCTGCTAGCAGAAACTAAAGAGAACTTTGACCCTTTATATTCTGAAAAATCAATAAAAATAAATTACGTAAAAAGTTTAATTTTTGAAAATATAATCATTTCACAAAGTGATATTGAGTTAATTTTTTGGAGTCATTTAGACTTCTTGACAAAAAACAGCGTTGTCTATCCCAAAGATGAACACCACCGTTGGTGGAAAATAGATGTAATCCGTTCAGCACCCGATGGCAAATTCTTCCAGTGTGTGCCCACCACAATACAACCAAGCTTTAAACGTTAACATTTGTTGAAAGACCATGAGCTTTTAAAGCTGCTTTATGGTCGGCTACGGATTTATAATAACCCTTTTCATATATCTTATTTAAAAATTTGGCAAGCTCCTCAAGTTCTTCTTTGGAATTTAAATGACTGCAAATTTTATAAATGATAGGATAAAATTCACTTTGATCATTCAATTCAAATTTTTTAAGATAATCCAAAAATCCTTGTGCTTTTATGAAGTTCGAATATCCCGCAACTTCATTCGCTGCTAATGTGGCCATTTCACTTTTTTTTCCTTGTTTTTGGAGCACGATCTTGACCTAAAAGTTTTAATGAAGCTCGGGGATTGTTTAGCATGGTAACCATATCTTCATACAAGCCTCTTCTTTTGATCTCATCATCTATAATTTTTCTTGCTGCCAATCGAACGTTTTTATACTTATTCAATAATTGAATTTGCTTCGAAATTTCCTGCCTGTCTTCTGGAGTGTCATCAGGTGTTAAAGTAGGAGTCCATTTAAAATTATCCTTCATATCTGCACTTATATGTGACAATAACTTGTCAGGCGCAAATTTGGCAATATTATTGGCAATTTCAAGCATTTTTTCAGGATCAGATTCCATGTCATAACTTGGGTCTTGCATATTAGAATTGTCGAAAAAGAAATGGTCGGTAAAGTTGTCAATATATTGTCTATTGGCTACAGCATTAACTTCTTGCTTAATACGCTCCATCTCTGGAGACAAAGCATTCCTTAGTTCTTCTTTTTTGGCCCCAACGTTAATTTGCGAAAGCATTTCCTCAGCAACTTTTTCATATTGAGAGGGCTTATCTGCAATAGCTGTTCTGTAAGCCGTAACTAATTCAGGAACAGACAATGAATCAAAATTTGTCATCCCTTGACCCAAATTCCTATTACCTGCTTCTCTCTGGAAAAGACGCTGTTTGATTTCTTCAGCTGAAAGTTGTTTGCCCCTTTTACCAGCAAAAGTTGATGTCTTGGCTTGTATGTCCTTTAGTTCTTTTGGAGACGCTAAGCCTTTTAACTGTTCCATGAGTGAGTTATAGTCTTGATAAATCTTGGTTACAAATTGTGTATCGTCTAGACCAGCGTTGGCTTTAAAAAATTCGGTGACATCATATCTGGCTTTTTGTTTTGCCTCAATATCATCCTTGGCAGTGATTTCACCGCTTTCTTGCTTTTTCTGAGCCTTATAAACAGCAGTTTGCAAAACATAAATTGCCTGAGCCATTTCTTTATATCCTAAGATAAGATTAGAAACATGCTGTCTTTCTGCGTTGATGTCTCCCGGCACTGAACCACCTTTGGATAAAGCTTGTTTCGCACCTTTTTGCATCACATCTTCAATCTTCATGATCGCAGCACCAAACATACATGCACCAGTGGCATAACGTCTGTTGCCTTGTTTGCAGGTTAAATCCTTGGTTGACTCATCATCCAAAACGCTTAGGAAATCACCCTTTTTGCGGGCTGAGCCAGTAAGTAAATCTTGGTCTAAGTAACGTTTTAATTCTTTCTTTACGATTCTTGCTATTACACGTGGATTGCCTCTCCATATGCGTTTTTTCTCCCTAGTATCTGGATCTCGATTTACATTGTGAACAATTCCTTTAGTATTCATATGTTCCAAAACTCTTAACTGTGCAAAAGTGTTTAGCTTGTCACCAACTCTTGCTAACAACATTTTTTCTATTGGATTTTCATATTTACCCGGCGTTACAACAGAATTAACAATACCATTAATGAAGTTTGCAAGCGTGATAGGATTATCTTTGTCTGTGACTGCAATACCTCTTTTGGGATCATTGAGAAGCTTCATTAACCAATCATAGCGATTTTGTTTATGTGCCAAATTAAGGAAATCGGCTCCCGGGGTCATTCTAGTGGGATGCATGCTATAAGTGGCTGCTACATCTGAACCTTGCTTATACTCTGAAGGCTTTGCTGTTGCATAATAATGTCTTTTTGCCATATCATGCAAATCTTTTAACGTTGTCTTCTCTGTAATACCACGGTCAGACATGTATTTTTCAAATTTTTCTCTTTCCACAGGATCTTCGATAGATTTATTTTTCAAAGCTTTCCAGTTATCAACAAGTTTTTCAAATAAAACAGGGTCAAAATATTTCTGACCAATACCTTCTTGTTTGCCTAATGTATAACCAATACTAGGACTAAATGTATGGGAATCAGTTCGCTCTTCAGGTGGCAAAAGATTTACTCCATATCCATGAATGTCCCTATAAAGTGTACTTTTTGGAATGGCAGGAATTTCAGTTTCTACATCCTTGACCGTTCCATCTTCTCCT